ACGTCTACAAAAACAGCGGATATTTTGCGCAAAACTTTGTAGGCAGCACCGGTATCTATAACCTATTATTAGGTGCAGTAGATAACACAGGTCGCCCAATTTTCAACGCTTATCAGCCAAACGCGGCAGCACTTGCTAACGCAGCCGGTATGGTAAGTAATAACTCTGTACGCGGTAACGTATTAGGTCTTGACCTTTATGTAGATAGATTTATGACCGCTGGAGTAAATGATGACTCTGCGTTTATTTTAGCCCCAGAGGCGTTTACTGTTTATGAAAGCCCACAGGCTTATATGTCTGTAAACGTAGTATCAAACCTACAGGTACAAGTAGCTATCTATGGCTTTATGGCAACTATTGCCAAGATCCCATACGGTATCTGCCGCCTAGCTGTTAACTAATAAATAACTAATAGTCTGGTAGGGCCTTAGCCCTTTGGCTCTACCAGACCTACAAAAAGAAAGGTACAAATATGCCGGCTACATACGTTACAGCTGCTACATTAAAAGCGTCTTTAGGTGTTGGCACTTTGTACGATAGCTACACTTGGATAGAGGACACCTGCCAAGCCGCGCAAGATTTAATTAACGGTTTTCTATGGTTTGACTCTGCACCTGTAGTTGGGACAGCGTTAGTAAATAACGTAGCTACAGTAATGATAGCCAACCCCGGCCTATTTACTACTGGCCAAACCGTCACAGTAGCCGGGGCTGGCGCTACTTTTAACGGCAGCTATACGATTACTAGCACTTTACCTTTTAGCTCTGGCAGCACAAGCCTTTTACCAGCCTTTAATTTACAGCTTAACTATTACCAATACCCACAGGGTTACAGCTTTATACAATATGCAAAGGTCGCAGCAAATCAAAACTTTAGGCGCGTAGTACCTAGCGGCAGTATGACGGGTGATGATACAAAGACCGCTAGCTACGCTAATACACCTGCTATAAATGCAGCTGCACTTATGCTAGCTGAGAATATATGGACAAGTAGATTTAGCACACAAAACGGCGGCGTAAGCGTAGACGGTTACAGCCCTAGCCCGTTTAAGATGAGTAACACTTTAATGGCATCAATACGCGGTCTGCTAGCGCCGTATCTATCGCCTAGCGCTATGGTCGGATAATGCCTACAGCCGCCATAACTACGCTACGCAGCACGATAGCCGCTGCCTTAGCTAATAACTCTGTTTGGTCTACCTTTAGTTTTCCGCCTAGCACAATAGTAGCTAACAGCGTAGTAGTAGCCCCGGCAGATCCTTATTTAACGCCGAGCAATAATAAACAAGCGACTATATCGCCTATGGCTAATTTTAAGATTATTATGACCGTGCCAATGTTTAGTAATGAAGGCAACCTGCAAGGCATAGAGGATACGATAGTAGCCGTGTTTGATAAATTAGCTGCCAGCTCTATCGTTTTTAATGTTACCGCTGTTAGCGCGCCTAGCGTACTAACCCTGCCAAGCGGTGATTTACTTACAAGCGATTTACAAATATCCGTACTAACGAGCTGGAGCTAAAATGGCACTAACAGATGAGGATAAAGCGTTTCTTATCAAGATAGGGCAAGAATTGCCTAAAGAGGTTAAAGAAACAAAAAAGAAAGAAACACCCACAGAAACACCGACACAAGAAACAGAGGCATAACTAATGGCAATTTTCCTATCTAATGGCGTAGTAGTTACGCTTAATAGCGTGGCCCTATCAGACCACGTTACTAGCGCAACAATTAACCGATCCTTTGATGAGCTGGAAGTTACAGCTATGGGCGATACAGCTCATAAGTTTGTAAAAGGTTTAGAGGCCAGCACTATTACGCTAGATTTTCTAAACGATACGGCAGCATCAAACGTGCTGCAAACCTTGCAGGCTGCGTGGGGTACTACTGTAACGCTAACGTTAAAGCAGACAAGCGCGGCTATATCTGCAACTAACCCAGAGTATCAAACTACAGTATTAGTTAATAACACTACAGATATTAACGGCGCTGTTGGCGATATCTCTACACAGAGCATTACATTTACTTGTAACTCACCTATCGTAGTAGACACCACACCATAACAAATAGACAAAGGGGCAAACAATGGCAAAGCTAAAAATAACAAGGGCAGACGGCAGCGTAACCGAGCATAAGATTACGCCCCGTATTGAGTACGCCTTTGAGCTGTATGCAAAAAAAGGTTTTCATAAAGCCTTTAGAGATGATGAAAAGCAAAGTGATGTTTATTGGCTCGCGTGGGAGTGCATACGCACTAGCGGCGAAACAGTAAAAAGTTTTGGGGCAGAGTTTCTAGAAACCTTAGCTAAAGTTGAGGTACTAGATGATGACCCCCTGGAATAGTTGGGCGCGGTAATTTTGGTTATCTAATTGCACAAATTGCAGTAGAAACCGGGATACCGCCCCAATACTTGCTAGATCTTGATGAAGTAATGTTTCAGAATATATTAAAGGTTTTAGGCGATAGAGCAAAGGCGGTGCAAGATGCCAACAGAGGTAGAAAACGGCCTAGAGCTTAGGCTTGCACTAAAAAAATATATGCCAGATTTAGCCAAAGAAACGCAAGATGAAATGGCTAACGCGTTGCGCCCTGTAGTAGCTAGGGCCAGAGGATTTATACCGGCAGACTCAAAATTACTAAGCGGTTGGGTCAAAGGTACAGCTAGTATAGATACAAGTAACTATAGGGCGTTTCCTACTTTTAGCAGTAGTGATGCTAAACGCGGTTTAGGTTACAGGGTTACACCGTCTAAGCCCAATAAATCTGGGTTTGTATCATTAGCTAGAATACAACAGAGTAACGCCGGCGGTGCAATATATGAAACTGCTGGGCGCTTAAATCCAAACGGTAGAAGTCAAGGGCCAATAGTAGATCGGTATCTAAATGGCGTTTATGACCAAACTACGCACACCGGTAAACAATACTCAACTAGCTTAAACCCTAAGGCGGGTCAGCAATTTATGGACAACCTAAACAGCGCAGGGCCTTTGGTAAATGCCAGGCCAAAAGGTATGAAAGGCAGACCTAGCCGTAAACAAATAGGCCGCGCTATGTATAGAGCCTATGCAGAGGATAACGGCGTAGCCTTAAAAGCCTTAATGAAAGCTATAGAAAACGCTAAATATAAGTTTGAAGAAAAAATGGCTGCATAATGGCTACCGAATTACTAATAAATATAGTTAGCCAAGCTACCGGTAAAGGCTTTTTAGAGTCAGAAAAAGCCGTAAATAAGTTAGAAAAAAAGGTAAAAAGTTTAGGCAAAACTTTAGGCGTAAGCCTTGCTGCCGGCGCTGCATTAAAGTTTAGTAAAACGTTTATTAAAGCATTTGCAGAGGACGAAAAAGCGGCAGTAAGATTAAACAGAGCTGTAGAAAATCTAGGCATAGGTTTTGCTAACCCGTCTATTACTAAGTTTATTGCAGATCTAGAAAGAACTTCTGCTATAGCAGATGACGTTTTAAGGCCAGCATTTCAGAACCTTTTAAGTACTACAGGGTCATTAACAAAATCACAAGAATTATTAAACAAGGCTATAACAATTAGCAGAGGCACGGGCATAGATTTAGCCACAGTTACAGATGATCTAACTAAAGCCTATGTAGGCCAAACTAAAGGTCTATCAAAATATAAAACAGGTTTAACGGCAGCTGAGTTAGCTACTAAATCATTTTCAGAAATTGTAGGCATTATCTTAACTGCCAATTTAGGCGCGGCTGAGGATTACTTAGATACTACAGCATACAAAATGGACGTTTTAAGTTTGGCAACTGGCAACGCGCAAGAAATTATAGGCAGCGGGTTAGTAGATGCTTTAGGCAGTTTTGCCGGCAGCGGTGAGGCTAGTGATGCTCAATTTGTAATAGAGCAATTATCTACAGGGTTTGCTAATTTATTAAAATCAGCTGGAGCAGCTCTAGGGTTTTTAGCGCGTTTGCCAGAGTTTGCTTTTACGGCTGTAGGTCTAGGTGCTATGTATGAAAGACCAAAACCTAAACCTAAAACTGAGGACGCATTTACAATAAGGCAAAAACAATTATTAGCTAAATTAGAAAAAGCGTCTATAGACCGCGCTAAAAAACTAGCAGACCTTGCCAAAAAACAAGCTAACGCAGAAAAATTAAAAACTAAAGAAAAAGAGCTACAGGCCAAACTAGATAAGGCCGCCTTAGCTTTAGGCAAAGGTGAGGATATATTTGACCTAGACAAAATACAGGTACAGGCAGCGTTATTAGCTAAACAAGATGAAATAAACAAACTAGGCGTAAATGCTACAGATCAACAAAAATTACAGCTAGCCAATGACCTAACGCGCTTATCTATTAAACAAACTATGGCACAACTAGAAGATGCTATAGCTGCTAAAGATGTAGAGGCTGCTACACGCCTTGCTAAAAAACTTAATATAGATCTAGCAATACTAGGCGCTTTGCAAGGGCAAGAGTTTAAGTTACAAGATATAAACGATATTTTAGAAAAGTTTAAGCCTAAAGCGCTTATAGATATACAAAACCTTAACGAAGCCTTAGCGCTGTTAATGAAAATGGCAGGGCTAAAAATATCGCCT